GTCGTTTGATATTATCTTAGAGTTCTTGGACGTTCCGCCAAGTGCCGCTCTGTTCTTGCCCCCTGAACCAGATCGCGTGTTAACACGCCAAGAGAAAGAGTGGGTGCGAGAGGCAAAGAAAAACCCGGACAATGCAGATATCATCAACAATCCACCTTCGGCTCCAGCGCTTCGTGCCATACAAAAACAACTCGAAACGTACAATGGCCCCATGCCGGTCACGAAGGAGCAATGGCAGAATTACATCATGAAGCAATATTTCACGATGACCAAAGATGCCGATCCAAAGGTAAGTAAGCCCGCGTTAGACGCACTGGCAAGAACCAATATCGTGGGCCTGCACACAGACGTGCAGGAGATAAATATCAACACACACTCCACCATCGAACTCGAAGCAACGCTAGCGCAGAAACTGCAGCAGATAATAAGTAAGAAGAACCTACCCGTCGAAGAAGAGCCTATCGAAGCAGAGTGGAGCGAAGCCGAGTGATAGACGAGACAGAAATGCAGGAAGCCTTGGCGCTCGCCAGCCCCGCAGAAAAAATCGAGCTACTACGGCTTGTAGAGGAGATAGAGAAGAGGAAGACAAGGGACACCGCACAAGGAGATTTTCTTTTTTTCGTCAAAACGCAGTGGCCAGACTTTATCGAAGGTGCTCATCACAGAAGAATTGCCAAGCTGTTTAATGACATTGCCGAAGGTAAGAAGAAGCGAATCATCATCAACCTCGCTCCGCGTCATACCAAATCTGAGTTTGCGTCTTATCTGTTCCCGGCATGGTTCCTAGGTAAGTTTCCTAAGAAGAAGATCATGCAGGTGTCGAACACGGGGGAGTTGGCGGAAGGATTTGGTAGAAAAGTGCGAAATCTGCTGGATACTGAAGAGTATCGTTCCATATTTCCCGAAGTGGAGCTTCGCTCAGATTCCAAGGCAGCAGGGCGATGGAATACAAATTACAACGGGGAATACTACGCTTGCGGTATCGGCGCAGCGCTAGCAGGGCGAGGTGCTGACATTGCCATTATTGACGACCCACATACTGAAGCCGAAGCGCTAACAGCTATTTTTAATCCCGGTGTGTACGATAAAGTTTACGATTGGTATACATCAGGTGTTCGGCAGCGTCTGCAGCCGGGTGGGGCCATCATCATCGTACAAACTCGCTGGTCACTCCGTGACCTCACAGGGCAGATTCTGGAAAACTCACAGAACAAAAAAGGTACAGATCAGTGGGAGGTGTTTGAGTTTCCCGCGATTATGCCGTCAGGCAAATCTCTCTGGCCGGAGTTCTGGAGCATTAAAGAGTTAGAGGCAATTAAAGCGGAACTCCCTGCGGGCAAATGGCAGGCGCAGTACCAACAGAACCCCACCAGTGACGAAACCGCGATCATCAAGCGGGACATGTGGAACACATGGAAAAAGGATAAGCCTCCAAAGTGCGAGTACACGTTGATGAGTTTCGACTGTGCCTTTGAAGCCAAGCAGACGGCAGACTATAGTGCTATGACGCTGTGGGGAGTGTGGTACAACGAAGAAGAGATGGAAGAGTGCGTCATTCTTCTGGATGCGTGGAGAGGTAAGCTGGAGTTCCCAGAGTTGAAGGCAAAGGCATTGGAGCTATATAAAGAGCATGAGCCTGACAGCGTAATCATAGAAAAAAAGGCCAGTGGTGGACCCTTAATATACGAACTAAGAAAGATGGGTATCCCCGTGCAGGAGTTCACGCCCTCAAGAGGTAACGACAAAATAGCCCGCCTCAATGCTATCGTAGACGTATTCGCTTCCGGCAAGGTGTGGGCACCCGACAGGCGTTGGGCTGAGGACGTGATTGAAGAAGTGGCCAGTTTCCCGAATGGTAGGCATGATGACTACACCGACACTTGCTTCGTCGCGGGCACTTTGGTCTTGATGGGCGATGGTGCAGAGAAGCCAATAGAGCATATTAAACCCGGTGAAGAAGTCATGACCCCAGTGGGGCCAAGGCGTGTATTAGATGCAGGGTCTACTGGAGTGCACTACACATACTCCATAGCAGGCATAGAAGGTACAGCTGGGCATCCCGTTTTTACAAATCGTGGGTGGATAGGCTTGAACCGGCTTAAACCAAATGATAAAATACTAACCCTATCAACAAGAACGGGTGATGTATGGCACAAAGACAAGACAGAATCACTGTACGATTCAACGGTAAGCTATATCAAAAGTATAGTGACAGACCTTATTTTGAACGCGTGGGTGGGCGGTATTTGCTTCACAGAGATGTGTGGCAATTTTATAAAGGGGATATTCCAGAAGGCGCTCATGTCCACCACATCGACGGGGACACCAGCAACAACGCTATCGAGAATTTGGAGATGCTACCTGCAGAAAAGCATAGAGAGAAACATAAATCACAAATTTCGGAACGATCAAGAACACCAGAGCATTTGGCCCATTTGGATTCGATTCGCCCTTTGGCTGCAGAATGGCATAAATCAGAAGAAGGTAGGGCATGGCACAGAGAGCATACGAGAAATAGCTTACATAAGCCCGGAGTTGCAAAAGCTTACAGTAAAGTCGTACCAGTGGAAAAAGTCTGTAATGTATGCGGAAAGAACTTCGTATCTAAAAACCCTAAACGCCAACACACCTGCTCTCAACAGTGCTATTCGCGCAAGCAAAATCTACAACGAACAGTTTCTCGTCGGGACAATGCCAAAGAGCGAAATTGCCCGTATTGTGGCCAAGCATTTAAGTCCGTTTACTCCAATAAGAAGTTTTGCTCTCCCAAATGTAAGCAAGATCACGGAAATGCCGCGAGCAAACGCAGGCGGGAAGAAGGAAGTGTTCAATCTGATGGTTGAGGAGTGTCCAATGTACTATGCAAACGGTGTGTTGGTGCATAATTGCTCTCAGGCTATCAATCGTATCCGAAAAGGAGGGATGGTAAGAACCAAACACGACGAAGATGATGAAGCCGACAGTTGGCGATATAGAAAATTAGCAGCTTATTACTAGGAGGAGAGAATGAATTTAGAAGAAGCCCTGTTGGAAGTACAAAAAATAACACGTCACATGGGAAAACCAAAAATGTCAGCAGCAGAATACAACGCATGGGAGAAGTACATTAAAGAAGAGTACGCCGATGCAGAGAACGAATTAGTAAAAGAAACAGAAAAAAGAGAAAGCGCAGAGAAAAAAGCTAACGACTACCAAGTAGGTGGGTCACACTACAAAGACAAACGAGTGCAGCCGTGGGATGTGATCGACACTCTGCCTCATGCACAGGCTATCGGCTTTTACAAGGGCAATGCGATCAAGTATATAATGCGGGCTGGAGATAAAGGCCCAGCAAAGGAAGACTACGAAAAGGCCAAACATTATCTCACCAAGCTCCTCGAAATTTTATAGGACACAACACATGGCAATCCTCCCTCTCAGCAATGTCGATAAAGCTCTGTTACCGGAGTCACCGCTCCTTCAGGACAATGACGAAGAGCCCATTGAAATCATTATCGGTGATCCAGAGGGAGAGTTGCTTGAGTCTGTAGAGGTAGAGATTGACGAGGAGCCTTCGTTCGACGCGAATTTGGCGGAGTACCTTGCTGAGTCTGCTCTCACTTCCCTTGCCTCCGAACTCCTCACCGACTTTGACAACGACAAGAACGCTCGTAAAGAGTGGGAACAGACCTATGTAGATGGGCTAGATTTGTTGGGTCTGCAGCTGGAAGAGAGAACGGAGCCTTGGAATGGTGCCTGTGGGGTGTATCACCCGATGTTGACGGAAGCGGCGATTAAATTCCAAGCTGAGATGATTGCAGAAACCTTTCCTGCACAGGGTCCGGTAAAGACCAAGATTGTGGGGAAAGAGACGCGAGAGAATGAGGAGGCCGCTGCACGCGTTGCAGAGGATATGAATTACCAGCTGACTGAAAAGATGCAGGAGTTTCGACCAGAGCACGAAAAGATGCTGTGGAGTCTCTCCCTTGCTGGTGCTGCGTTCAAAAAGGTCTACTTCGACCCCTCCCTCAATAGACAAGTCAGTATGTTTGTACCGGCAGAAGACTTGTACATCCCCTATGGGGCCAGTGATGCGCGAACTGCGCCACGAGTCACGCACTTGATGCGTAAAACCGAGAACGAAGTCAGAAAACTGCAGTATGCAGGGTTCTATAGAGACGTAGACCTTGGGGAGCCAAGCAAAGATTTAGATGAAATCCAGTCTCGAAAGGATGAGGCAGACGGATTCAGTGCGATTAACGACGATAGATTTAGGCTTTTAGAGATTCACACCGAACTCGACTTAGAAGGGTTTGAAGATATCGACCCAGAAACCGAGGAAGAGACGGGAATTGCCCTACCTTTTGTCGTTACGGTAGAGAAAAGTACCCAGAAAATCCTCTCAATTCGCCGTAATTGGGACGAATATGACCCTCTGAAGCGGGCTAAACAGCACTTCGTGCAGTACACCTACATACCGGGCTTTGGAGCCTATGGCTATGGTCTGATTCACTTGGTCGGTGGGTTTGCGAAGAGCGCCACCAGTATTGTCCGTCAGCTAATCGACGCAGGTACGCTATCCAACCTCCCCGGGGGACTCAAGACCAAGGGAATGCGGGTTAAAGGTGATGATACTCCCATCATGCCGGGTGAATGGAGAGATGTAGACGTAGCGAGTGGGACTGTGCGGGATAACATTATGCCGCTGCCCTATAAGGAGCCTTCCGCTACGCTGTTCCAACTGCTCCAGAACGTAGTCGAAGAGGGCCGCAGGCTGGCAGCGGTAGCTGACGTAAAGTTTGACTCCATGAGCGGAGAGGCTCCGGTCGGTACGACACTGGCTATTTTGGAGCGGACGCTCAAGGTCATGAGTGCAGTACAGGCGCGTGTCCACTATGCGATGGCGCAGGAGTTCAAACTCATTGCTCATCTTATTAAGGAGTACACCGCACCGACGTATGAGTACAATCCTGACTATGGTGTAGGGCCAGAAGCGAAGAAAGCGGACTATGAAGTTGTTGAGGTCTTACCTGTCTCTGACCCGAACGCGGCGACAATGGCGCAGAGGATTATTCAGTATCAGGCAGCGATTCAGTTGGCG